CAAAACTTTCCTACTACCTTCCTCGATGGTTACGATGTAAGGTAATTTTATTCCGGTTGGTTCTCCGTCGGGACCAACATCTTCGAATCCTTCTAGATCTAGATTAACGTGGCATTCTAGAACGGTATACATAGGTTCGACTCTTTGGGATTTGGTAATTCCTTCTACTTCTCTCTCTTTTTCTTTAAGATCATTAGTAATAGTACCTTGAGGTTTAGTGAGTTCAATATCGGAATAAAATCCCGCGACTTGTTGCTTACGCAAGTCATTTTCGGAAATTTTTAATACATGGATGACCGCTTCCGCATCGTCTAATGAGGTAGCCGTATACGGAACAACGAGATCATCTGCAGGAACAAACTTCGATACAGCTCGTCCCAGTAAGTCGTCATAATAAACTTTTTTAAATGTAGAACCTGATAAAGGTAAATAAAATAACATTTGATCAAACTCAGGCTCATATTCTTTCATTTGATCCATCAATTGATAGTTCATGAAATTTTTCACTCTTTGAGACTGTTGTTCTTTCATCGGGTTCGACGCACCCATGACCATGGTTCTTACTGGTCCATCTGCGGGTAATAATTCTTTATACGCTAAAGCTTGAAATTGTGTAACGGCTTCCGCAAGCACTGGGTGAGTTGCACCGCTGGCTCCTTGAAAAGGTTGAGTTCTGTTATCGTATTTAAATCCTAAAAGATCTAAACCTACAATATAAGCTCTTTCCCAATCTCCACGGGAAAATTTATATTCTCTGTAATCGTTTTGTAATTGATTTCCAATTTTATCTGTGATGTCTGCGGGTAATAAATCATTAAGATTGGCAAAAGGATCGCCACCTTCTGGCATCGTTACGGCGTTCGGATCAAAATCAATCGTTGCACCTGTTTCGTCTTCGGTAATTTCTACTGGTCCTTTGGGTGTTTCTTCCGTAAGATTAACAACCTGATCTACAACTTCTTCTTCGGGTCGTTTAACGTTAGGGAGACCTTTATCAATATCTGCCATATTTTTTCTCCTGTATTGGTTTATCTTGTTTTTTATCTTTAATCAACCCCTGAGGATTAGGTCCTTTCAAAGGGGGTATTGCTTTCCATTTAACATGTTTCATGTTTTTTACAAGCGTTGGATTTTCTTTTACCATTTCTTTTTTAAACTCACAATTCCACCATCAAAATAAGATACACGGCCACCTGAGGCTTTACCAGGTTTAATCTTAGTGTAGCCTGTCATATAACCATCATCAATCTCATCGGCAATCTTTTTAAAGAACTTGTGAACATCTTCATCAAGACCTTCCTCAAAATCTTTCATTTTACCATCCATATCAGGACGCACGGTTCCTTCTATATATTCGTCAGGAGTTTTAATGGTTCCTTCTGCAGCTTCATCTGCAGATCGCACATATTCACCTTTCTCAATTTGCATATGATGTTCTTGAGCTATTCCCTCATGAGTTTTCCCTGTGTAGGGATCGGTAGCCACTCCTCCACGATCGCTTTTAATTTTAATATTTCCAAGAGCATCTTCTGTAACATCCACTCCCTTGTAAGAGTGCACGGTGCTGTAATCACTTTTCTTAAATCCTTCGATAATATCTTTTGTTCCTTTAGCCTTAACCACTGAGATTAAATCAGTAATATAAGCAGGCATACCATCCGCTCCTCTAGTAATCACTTCTGCGGTTTCTGTGACTTTAGGAATCACCTTAGGAGCCGTTTTACCTAATTTAAGCATTCCTGTTCCTGCTGCAATTCCACCCCCTGTAATTCCAGCCAGCCATTTCAAAAAAGCTCTTCGACTTTTGTCCATGCCACCAAATTTAAAAGGCATTCTAAATTGTCCTTTGTACGGAGGATTCTGCATCCCTTGATTTTGCATCCAGGGATTCTGTTGCATTTTTTGCTGCATCAGATTCATTTGCAAGTTAGCCCCAGGTATGCCTGTCGGTTGAGGTGCCGAAACAGGCATTTGAGGTCCTTGCATATTCATTTGGGGCATCCCATACGTAATCGCAGGTAAACCTGCTCTGCCGCCGCCTGAATATGAAACTCGTCCGCCTTCTGCGTTTAATTTTCGATCCTTCATGATCAAATTCTTTTTAATCGTTTCCATGTCTAAAATGTCTTTGTCAATGTCGGTGTATTTTTTAAGATGAGGACCATAGACGTCTGACATACTTTTTTCTAAATCCTTCATTAAAAAATCCAGTCCTGGATCCGCCATTGCTTTGTTTTTTGCTTGTCGTTCAATAATCTTTTTATCGTGTTTCAATCGATCGATAAGGAGATCAATTCCTTCCAGTTTAAGTTTCTTTTCCCCTTCTCTAAAAGCTTTCTGTTCAGGAGTGCCCATAACCACTTTTTCCAGGGCTCTGTCTCTTGCCGACAAGGTCGGAAAAAGTCTCTTGATAGGTTTATCTCTCCCTTTATTAATACTCTTCAGCATCTGTTTCCACATTTCCTTTAATCCTGCAGATCCACCAAAGATAAACTCCGCTCGGCCCCCTGAGGCATTTTTCTTGCGACCCGTGACATCATACCCTTCTATTTGAATTTTTTGTTCTATATCTTTAAATCCTTCAGGATCCGACTCTTTCATAAATCTTGAAAACTCATCCGCAACTTCTGGATCCGAAATATCTATGGTTCCTTTTTCTTTAATACCTTCTAATGTTTTGGTAGGTTTAGATAATTTTTTTGCTTCTCTTCTTTTTAACATATCTTGAGAAACACGTTTTAAAGCTTGATCGTATAATCCTGATCTTTCAAGATCGGTTAGATCATCGTAAACTTTTCCTTGTACCGTTGCTAAAGAATCTGCAAGAATATCGGCGTCATATTTATAATCGCCTGTAAATCCTGAACCCCCTGCAATTTCGTCATACGCTTGTTGCATGAATTTTTCATCACTCACTTGTTTTTCAGCCTTTGCAAACGCTTGGTGTGGATTCACATCGAAATATACCTCCAGACCTTCCGTGTTTCCCGTTTTTTGAAATTCCTCTACTTTTTTAGTTAAATTGTCGTGTTGAACGATTCTCTGCTTTTGATCGAGACCTTTCCATTTTCCTTTTCCTTGTCGAATGTCGTTGGAAGCTTTAATGAATAATCCTTGAATAAATTTCCATAAAGCGCCTCCGCCTGCCATGGGGATTCTATCATCATAAAAATCGGCCGCATAACTCGGTTCGCCGACTAATGGCGCAATTCCTCCCCCTGCAAATTCAGGAATATCGGGTTTTTTGTCCATTTTTTGCTTAAATCGCTCAATTGCCTCTTTATTTTCTCTTTTTATGCGTAAAAGGTCTTCATCAGCGTCTCGAAGTAAAATTCCACGGTCTTTTTTTGCTTTTAAATGCTCTGGAAGCGTTTTTGGCGCTTTTCCGAGCTGAAGATGGCCTTTTTGCATCAAACCTTTGAGGCCATGACTCATCGGTTTCATTTTTCTACTTTTTAAAGCTTTTGAAAACGGAATAATGTCCGCGGTTCGTGATTGAACGTCTAGGGTGGGTAAATCTTTGGTCGTATCAAAGGGAAGTTTGGGTTGTGCTTGTATTTTGGAGCCTGTAATCGGGTCCCCACCTTCTTTTCTCGCGAGGTTCATCGCACGCGCTCGGAGTTTAGACCATTCCGTCGGGGTCAACGGAGCACGGCCCATGGTCACGAAAAAATTCTGAAGCAGTCGTTGTAATATTTGGGCGTATGCCATTATTTTTTACCAAATTTCTTTTTGTCAAAATAAAAACTTTTAGGATCTCTTTTTGCCTTTTTCATATAAATTTTACTTTTTTGGTCAGGATCTAATGAATGCCATTTCTTTTGAACACTTTTATAAATTTTTTTGGAAGGAGCTTTGCTGGCTACAACTGCCGCATGCTCGTCGATGTATCGATCAACGGTACCTCTTCTTTTTTTAATCTTACGATTCATCGCCTCAATACGTCTATCCTGCCATGTGTCTGCAAGTTTCGTCTTACTAGGTTTTTTAATGATAACGGTACGTTTCTTAGGAGTAGGAGATCCACTGATCGTTAAGGTTTTACGCTTCTTAGCGCCTTTCATGATCGCTCCCATGCCTTTTGTAATTATTCCCATAATCTAATAATACTCTCTTTTTCTGGGCGATGTTTTTGGATCAATGTAATCTTCAGGGTGCTTGATTAAACCTCCCTGTCTAAAACGCATTACGGCCTGAGTCATACTATCCACTAAGTCGTCATGATCCCCATAAGGGAATGCAGCGCACTCTTCGATGACCTCTTCTGCAAATTTCTGATCTGGCGCCCATATCATCCCAGATTCGAAAAGCGGTGCTACTGAATTTACTCTTACATGCTTATCATTTCCTTTGCTTGGAGTAAAGTTAATAACGGGGATATCCATTTGTCTTAATTCATAGGTGAGAGGGAGTCCAGAAGCTTTAGCTTCAATAATGACGGTCTCTGGCTGCCAATATTTATACTGTTGGAGCGCTCTCCGTCTCAATTCTGGAAACTCATACCGTCCTTTAACGGCATCGAGTAAGATAAGATTTAAAGGGGCATCCTGATCAGGATAAAAAAGTCCCCAAGTGGTAATAGCACTAAAGTCAGCAGATTCTTTTTTAAGAAAAGCGGTATCATAAGATTGAATCACATGTTGCAGCGATGGAATATAATCTTCGGTATATTTACGCCACCATTCCCTTTTGATTAAGGCTCCTTCGTCCGAGGTTGGAGACTGCATCCACTGGGCGTTCCATTTCTTAACAGGTAAGGTTGCTTTAACTTTTTCGAGTTCTTCCGTGTTCCAATACTCGGGCCATACTGGTCCGTGGTCCATGAGTGCTGGAAATTCGATCACGTCCCACTGATCACCCTTCACTTCCTTTTGGTTTTTTAATAACATCGCAGTCAGATCTTTGGTTGACCACCTTGTCATTACTAAAACAATCGAAGCGCCTGGTTGAAGACGTTGTCTTGGTCCTGAAGTATACCACTCATAAGCATTTTCTAATGAAGACTCGGACATCGCATCTTGTTCCGAATGCGGATCATCAATGATTAATAAATCAGCACCCCGTCCAGTGATCGCGCCACCGACCCCAGCGGCGAAGTATTCCCCGCCTTGTGCTGTTTCCCACCTCCCAGCGGCTTTACTATCTTCCTGTAATCTCGTTTGAAAAATTTTAGAATATTCTTCGGAGTCGATTAAGTGTTTAGCCTTACGACCAAACTTAATAGCCAGCTCACCAGTGTGGGTTGCTTGAATGATTTTTAATTTTGGAT